CTCTAATAATGGTTCATATATTACAGATTTCTTTGTTGACTTAAACGTACAATTTAACGAGAAGAACGTAATTGATTTCGCACCGTTAATTAAAATTTACGCAACACAAAAGTTAAACAATAATAACTTAAATTTAACTTCGTTTTATGGTTTAATGAATGCGTATTTTGATCAGTCAGACGCTTACATCTTTAATGTTGTTAACGTTATGATGCCACAAGTTAGGAAACAATTACCTACGGTATTCATTGAACAAGAAAACGCATCGGCAAGGGCTGACTTAGAGGCAGGATTTACAGAACAAACAAGAACTGAATTGTGGGAAACATTTAAAGCGTTAAACGATACTTGGATTGCCGGTTATGATATCAGTAATAAAACATTATTTGAAGATGTAATGTTAGTTGATAGAGCAAGTAGAAATGTGGGAGATAAGATATTAGTTGATATTTTTGAAATACAAAATTTAATTGAAGGGGGAACATATAAGAACACATTGTTAGATATAATTACAACAATATTGGTTCAGAATAACTTCCAACACTTTATGTTACCATCTTATGTTAATTTCTATAATGTCCAAGATGCGGTTAAAAATCCTGTACCAAAACCCGATGGTTCTTTGGAGTTTGCAAATAGTTTATTTGGTACCTTCTTAAATGTTGATTACAGAAATAGTTCACCTAAGTTCTTGTGTTTTTATGCGAACAAACCAAGTGAACATTTAGATATGAAAGATAATATTGATTATAGATATAGAGATGATGCATTTGACTTGAGAAGGGCAAGTGATAATCCACTAATTGAAAATCAAATGGACAAACAAGATTGGGCTAACTCAAATAAAGTTGTTGGATTTAATGTTGATATGACATCACAAAATCAACAAATATTTAAACAATTTAGTGTTAGTCAAACACCTGGTAAACCAACTTCAGAGTCTTTAGAGATGTTGAACCAAATGGCAAACATGGATAGGAATAAAAGATCAACGACTCAAAGTGTTTCATTATATAACTTATATAAAAATAGAAGTTATGAATGTTCTATTGATATGATGGGTTGTGCTTTAATACAACCTATGATGTATTTTAATATTAGAAATGTTCCAATGTTTACAGGTCCTTATATGATTAGAAAGGTAACCCATAATATAACGGAAAACGGATTTGAGACTTCATTTGAGGGTTCTCGTCAACCATTCTATAGTTTACCAAGAATTGACAATTTCTTACAGACATTGAACATTAAAATCTTATCAACAATTGAAGCCAAGATTCAGGAGAAAGAAAAGAAAAATTTAAATAGTACTACAAACATATTAAACCAACAACAAAATGTATTAGCGAATATTAAGTCTGACGAACAATTAACTAAAAACCAAGATTGTGGATTATCGGCTAATTCAAGATACTATGGTTATACCGTTATTGATGTTCCAGCTCAAACATCTAAAACAAGTAGAGAGTTATATAACAGTATTATAAGTTATTTAACAACAAGTGGTTATAAAGATGCGGAGTTGGTAGCGTTCGCATCTATAATGTTTACGTTTATTTATGTTGATTCAGGAAATTCAACAGGGATATCGGCGTATGAGAACAATTATAGTACAATTGATTTAGTACAACTTTATGGGGATTCATTTACAACCTTTATTGATAAAAAATATTATTGTGTGTCAAGAGGAACTAACACAAATTTACCTATCGCTAAATTTAAATCATTTGATACCTTTATTCAATTTGTATATACAAGAACGGTTGGTATATTAAATACGTTTACAACAAGTATTGATGGGACAGATCAAAATGCGATAGAGGTATTATCAAAACTTTATGTTGTTGAATACCCAATACAACAAAATCAAGATGTTTGGAACAAAATGTCTGAACAAGATCAAACATTGGTTAAACAGGAATTTAAAAACGCATTAAGTTTGTATAAATCATTAGCACAATAAACTTTCAACATAACGAGATATTTATAAATAAAAATAATATGAGCACTAAATTAATATTGGACAACTACTTGGGTAAAAACACAAGAGTTTCAGAAAAAGATATGGGTGATGGAACAAAACAAGTTTGTGACCTTGACACTGGTGATTGTTATACCGTAAGAATTAAAGACGGTCTTATTGAAAGAGTTGACAACACTATGAAAACATTTAAGAAAATACAAGTAGAAACCAGTCATGGTATAAAAACATTATTAAACGGATAAGATGGGAATTGATGAAAAAATATTAAGAGAGATATCAAGATATAACTCTATTAACAAATATATTATGGAACAAGATGTTCCACCACTACCTGGTGAAGATCCAGCGGCATTACCACCGGCTGATGCTGGAGCGGGAGCACCACCTGCAGATCCTGCGGCACCAACACCACCTGCACCACCTGCAGAACCAACACCTGTTGACGTTGCTAACGATCCTGATGTTGAAGAAATTGGAGGTGATGGTGAAGGAGAAACTGAGGAAGTTGATATCACTGATTTAATTGATAACCAAAAAACAATGGCTGATAAACAAGAAGAATATTTTAATAATCTTTTTGATCAAATTAAAACTATGGAAACTAAACTTGGTGAGATGGATCAACTTGTTAGTAAAATTGATAGTTTGGACGCTAAAGTTGAGAAATACAGACCAAGAACGGCTCAAGAAAAACTTGAATTAAGAAGTTTAGATTCAGGACCATTCAAACAAAACTTAGCTGACTTTTTTCAAGACAAACAACAAGAAATGGAGGCATCAGGTAAAAACGAATATGTTTTAACTCAAGACGATGTTGAAAACTTTAGTTCTAATGATATTGAAAAATCATTTAGTGCACCAATGGAAGATGAGGATGATATCCTATTGAATAGATACAATTCATAATAAATAAGGTTGAGTAAAATCAACCTTATTTTTTTTTATATTACGGCGACATACATTTGACTATACCTTTTTTTACCCCTATACTTTACATATAAACTTTTAATTTTTATTTACATGGCGACAAATGTCTTAGATGCAGTTTTGGCACAGTACGAAAGCTCAAAACAAGGTGGTTCTTCTAACACCTCAAAATTTACACAAGAAGAAAGAATGAAAAAATACTTCGCAGCTCTTTTGAAAGATAATGAGAAGCAAGGACAAAGAACAATCCGTATTTTACCTACAACAGACGGAAGTTCTCCATTCAAAGAAGTGTGGTTCCACGAAATCCAAGTGGACGGTAAATTCCAAAAATTTTATGATCCAGGAAAAAATGACAACGAACGTTCACCTTTAAATGAGGTTTACGAAGAATTGATGTCAACAGGTCGTGATTCAGACAAACAATTGGCAACACAATACAAGGCTCGTAAGTTTTATATTGTTAAGGTAATTGATCGTGATAACGAACAAGATGGTGTTAAGTTTTGGAGATTTAAACACAACTACAAACAAGAAGGGATCCTTGATAAAATTATTCCAATTTGGAAAGCGAAAGGTGACGTTACAGATGCAGATAATGGTCGTGACTTAATCCTTGAGTTAACTAAAGCAAAAACTCCAAAAGGGGCAATGTATACGGTTATTCAAACAGTTATGTATGATGATCCAGCACCGACTCACGAGAACAAAGAAACTATGGATACTTGGGTTAATGATGAATTGACTTGGGAGGACGTATACTCTAAAAAACCTGTTGAGTACTTGGAAGCAATTGCAAGAGGAGAAACTCCACGTTGGGATTCTGAAAAAGGTGGGTACGCATACTCAAATGATACAACATCTGAAGTATCATTAGGTGGGTCAAAACCTGTATCAAAATCAATCAATGAAGTAGCTGATCCACAGGCAAATAATGAGGTTGATGAGGACTTACCATTCTAATTAAAGTATCACAAAATTTTAAGCGGGAACCCTTTAGAGTTCCCGTTTTTTTATCTATATTTTTTATAACAATTAGAAACATTATGGCATTAAAAAAGAACGACTTCAGTTCGGTAAAGAAAAAGTTTTCCACCTCCGCAAAATATAAACCACAAAGATTTTTTGATCTTGGATCAGAATTTTTAGACGCTGTTGGATTACCAGGTCCGGCAATAGGGCACCTTAATATGTTATTGGGTCACTCCGATACAGGTAAAACAACTGCGTTGGTTAAAACTGCGGTAGACGCACAAAAGAAAGGTATTCTACCTGTATTCATTATTACAGAACAAAAATGGTCTTTTGAACACGCAAAACTTATGGGTTTTGATTGTGATGAGGTCGTTGATACTGAAACGGGTGAATTGGATTGGGATGGATTTTACATCTTTAATAATAACTTTGACTACATTGAACAAATCACAGATTACATTAATGAATTATTGGACGCACAAGAGAAAGGTGAATTAGATTATTCATTATGTTTCCTATGGGATTCAGTTGGATCAGTTCCTTGTAAGATGACTTATGAAGGTAAAGGTGGTAAACAACATAATGCGTCAACATTAGCGGACAAAATTGGTATGGGTATAAACCAACGTATTTCAGGGTCTCGTAAATCAGACTCTAAATTTGAAAATACTTTAATTATTGTTAATCAGCCATGGGTGGAATTACCTGACAATCCGTTCGGTCAACCCAAAATAAAAGCAAAAGGTGGTGAAGCAATTTGGTTAAACTCTTCATTGGTTTTCTTATTTGGTAATCAAAAAGGTGCGGGAACAACAAAAATCACGGCAACAAAAGATAAACGAACTATAAAGTTTGCATCAAGAACAAAAGTGTCGGTTATGAAAAACCACATTAATGGACTTGGATTTGAAGACGGTAAAATTATTGTGACTCCACATGGATTTTTACCGGGTAAGGATACTGCGGAGGAAAAATCATCAATAGAAAAGTATAAGAAAGAATATGCTGACTATTGGAAAGAGATAATCGGAGTTGATGGTGACTTTGATTTGAAAGTAGAAAAAGAAAAG